GTTAAGTCAGCAGGAAATGTATAGTAACTTTGATTTAATTCGAACCACGAAGGGTATGAACGAACCTCATCGCTATCTGTGTCTCCTTCTATTTCATAACCTAAATTGTAATATGAAGGGTAAAAGGTTGCAAAAGGGTCTTCGTAAGTTAATTGTTGACCCGACCTATTACTTGTAAATTCCAATACTGCCATTGTATTGTTGTCGTGTTGAAGTCCGTCTGCCGGAGACGTTGCGATGTGACTTAACGTTCTTGCACTTGCTGTGTTTGTTACTGCCATTTGTTTATAATTTAATTCCTAATTTTGCTTTTAATCTACCCCATAACGCTAAGGCTTGACCCGCAAAGAAAACGACGGCTGCCCAAATATTATCCGCAGACTGTACTACTTCGTCTGCGTTTAAAAGTTGATCCGTCGCGCCTTGTATATCGATTTTTCCTGCCGTTAATGCGTATACAATTCCAGATACAGAACTTACGATAAGTCCTATAATAGTTTTACTTGTGTACCAGCTTTTAAACTCTTGGTACTTTTCGTCTACTTTTCCCATATTTTTCTTTTATTTATTACGTAATTAATCCAATTATACCCTACTTTGTATTCTCTTTTATATGCGTTAATGAACGCTTCCTGCTCAAAGCATATAGCGTAGTACGCGTTTTCTTTGTACAGTATTAAGCATCTAATATACTCAATAAAGTATAACACGTAAAAAGGTACTACAAGTAGGTTTAACGCTTGTTTAAAATGTATCTTTTCGTGTCGTATCGTTGTGGCTATTGCTCGTTTACGTACAAAGCAAAACGGAAAAAGCATAATCCCGTTTAAGCCAAAATATTTTAATATGTCTGTTTTTATTACCATTATGTTACTGTTCTTACTGCTGACGTAGTAGTACCTGCATTATTTGTGGCTACTACGATATATTTAAAACTTGTTGGACCAATAGCAATCTGACCCGAAGGCGATAGTATCCTCCAATTTAAAGGAGTCGTTTTGTATTGTATCCAATTATCGGGTATTTGGTTACTGCTTGTTGTCGGTGTACTTCCGTCTATCTCGTAATATATAGCGAACGTGTCGGGGCTTGTAAGCTGATTAGGTGTTAAATTGTTACTAAGGGTTGAGTCGTAGAACTCTCCTATTTCTAACCTTATATTTATTTCCCAAGTAAACGCAGTAAAAGTAGCGCTTTCACTTACCACCGATATAACGGGTACGACTTGCGACGCAGAATATGTAACTACCGCAGCAGTTGCCCTACTACTTTCGTTACGGTTAAGATCTATAGCAGAAACGCCAAACTCATAGTCTCCGAAACTATCTAAGTCCTCTAGGTCTACTCCCGTCTTTGTGTCGTTAGTTGCTCTAATTGTTTTTATTACGCTATAGGAAGAACTGCTATTTGTTCGATATCTGTACGATACGATATAGTTACTTAGATCCGTAGCAGATACCGCAGACCACGTTAAATCTGCGTACTGATCTGTTATTGTTGCCCCTACTAGAGTCGGTGCGCTAGGCGCGGTAGAGTCTTCGGGATAAGCTACAGTACCGTTTGTCTCTGGCTCTACATAAATAAAGAAATCAAAACCCCCGCAGTCCTGCCCATCTTGCCCTAAAGAAATTATAAACCTCTCGTAATCGTCGTTACTGTCTTGTGAAGGTATATAAGTACGGATAGCACTTTGCGCCCAGATAACCGACCCTACACCTGCCCCCGTAGTTTCTGCGTAGTAAATTGTATCGTATTGTAAAGGACAATTTAAACGCCCAGTATTTGGCGTCGGGCTATCTGTCTCTCGTATTTCTCTGTTATACGTGTTAGGGTTTTGCGCATTTGAACTTACTCTATGAAATACGCCCTCGTCTGCTGACGTTTGAGTCTCTCCTACTTCGTAAAAAGGTATGCTTTGCCAAGTTTGATTTATATAGTCTTCAAGGTCTGTACTTCCGCTTGTGTATACTGTGCTTGGATTTGTTGTTTGTGAAAACTCAATTATTTGTGTTTTGTAATCAAAAGTTTGATCGTTATTAATATCTTGGAAAACTCCGTTTGTCATTTGTACGTCTCCTAGATCGCTATTGCTTAAAGATCCTTCGTACTTTACTACGACTCTAAAACGTCTATTTGCTAAAAAATTTAGTTGTTCTGGCGTAGTTCCAAACTCATTTAAAGCAAACTCGGTCCAGTCTTCGGGATCGCTGCCCCCGTTACCTTGATTTAATCTACCTAATCTGTAAAGCTGACCTACTCGCGTTTGCGTAGTACCTCCGTTATTAACTAACTCTTGCCGTCTTCTATGTAATTGCTGCAATAACATTAAACCTCTAAGAAATAATAATAAATTGTACCTCCGTCTGAATACACCACCATTTGAAATTCCGTACTGGTTTGGTGCGAAGCTGCGGGGAGTTGTGTAGCACTTGAAACGGTAGGGAAATTAGAACCACTACTAGCGGTTAATATCCTTACGTATGCATATCCTCCCTGCGTTGCGTTCGTTGTTGTATATGTTGTTGCACTATTTGCGCTATCGGTGTAGTATGTACCGTGCGGGTTTGATAGATCTAATGCAGTCGCATTTGTTGCGTCGGTTACTAGATCTGCGTTATCGATATTTACCGTTACAGTTCCAGTAGTACCGCCTCCGCTTAAACCAGATCCAGCAGTTACGCCCGTTATAGTACCGCTACCGCCACCACCTCCAGAAGCTACGACTTTACTTATACTTAGTACCGAGTCTCCGCTTATAAGATTTACAGTTCCAGTCTGTGCGGCTTGTGCTGACCTTATAGTAATTACGTCGTTTGCTGATAAATCAAAATACGCTTGTACGTAGTTAGAAGCTTCGTTATGTCCATTAGCACTTCTTAAATAACCACTATATCCTACATAATCTGTTGCAGTCCCATTTATAAATACTTGTGTAGTAGGGTTTGCTCTTTGTACAGTTGAACTATAACTAATCATAGCAGATATTACATAAGTACCCGCATCGGTTACTGTAACTGCACCGCTCGACAAACTATAATTATTTGTGTCTGTTATAGAGTCTGTGGTATTAAATGGGATAATTGTAGGGGTGCTTGTGTTTATGTTTGTTGTAGTGTTGGTACTTGAAAACTGCCCTATACTAGCAGATCCTCCACCGCTACCGCCAGATATCGTTTGATTTGATACTGCCGTTATTCGTCCCTGCGCATCTACCGTTATTTGTGGGCTTTCTGTGGTACTCCCATAAGTACCTGCCGTTACTGCCGTATTTGCTAAGGATATAGTACCAGAAGTTGTTATAGGTCCTCCAGTTAATCCCGTACCAGTAGCTACACTAGTTACCGTACCGCTACCGCTACCAGCGTTTACCCATTGAGTATCATAGTCTGTAGAGGACGCCTTAGCTAAAACTTGGTTAGCAGATCCTCCCGCTGGTACACCTTGTCCGTCTGCTCCGTCCGCTCCTGCTGGTCCCTGCGGACCAGTCGCACCAGTAGCCCCAGTAGGTCCCGCTGGACCTTGCGGTCCAGTTGCTCCGTCTACTCCGTCTGCCCCATCGTTACCCGCTGGTCCTTGTGGACCCGTTGCGCCCGTTGGACCTGCTGGACCTTGCGGACCCGTTGCACCGTCTGCACCGTCTGTACCATTTATTCCCGCTGGACCCTGCGGACCCGTCGCTCCAGTTGCTCCAGTATCTCCCGTTAGGTCTATAGTAGTAAAAGTAGTACTGTCGTCAAAATTTAAAGTAAAGGTTCCGTCGTTATTCTCGGTTACAGAAGATATACCGTTACCGTCTGCTCCGTCTGCCCCGTCTGCTCCTGCGGGTCCTTGCGGTCCCGTAGATCCACCAGTTACCCAAGTTGTATCGTAATCGGTAGAAGAAACTTTTGCTAGTACTTGGTTTGCGCTACCGCCAGTCGGTACGCCTTGCCCGTTTGATCCGTCCGCACCGTCTGCACCGTCTGCCCCTGCTGGACCTTGCGGTCCAGTCGCACCGTCTACCCCGTCTGCGCCATCGTTTCCTGCGGGTCCTTGTGGTCCCGTTGCCCCAGTAGGTCCTGCGGGTCCTTGCGCACCAGTCGCACCGTCTGCCCCATCATTACCTGCTACACCTTGCGGACCCTGCGGACCCGTTGCCCCTGCTGGACCTTGTGGACCTATTGCCCCGTCATTACCTGCGGGTCCTTGCGCACCAGTTGCGCCCGTTGATCCTGCGGGTCCTTCTGGTCCCGTAGCACCTTGCGGACCTTGTATCCCTTGTATTCCTTGTGGTCCTTCTGGTCCCGTTTCGCCTTGTGGTCCTGCGGGTCCTATACCTCCACTTAAAATTATTTCTACTGTGGGCTGCTGGGTTTCCGATACTACTTCTACAGTAGGTCCGTCTTGGACTATTACGTCTATATCATTAGTCCCAGTTTGTAATATTACCCCTATCGTTTCTGCCATTAGTCCGTAATATCTTCGGTTACTCTAAATGATCCTTTTATATATGTAGTTACGCTGGTACTAGAATACGTAATCTGTAAATCGTATACATATTTACCCCCTCCCCAGTCTATTAAAAACGGCTGCGTTCTAAACTGTCCGTTACTCTCATTAACCCATTCTAGCCCGTCTCCTATTGTTAGCACTTTTACGACTTTACCGTTTTGATCGTTACGTCTTATATCCATTTTAGGTACTGCACCCGTAAGATCTATTTCATTACCCGCGTCGCTGGAGGTGTTGTAAAAATTAAAAGTTATTTGTTCGAAGGTATCCCCGTTGTACTGGTTCGGTATGTCGTATTTTGCTGCCATTTTTTATTTTTTAAAAAATTATATAGCTTTTTTTCGTTCTTTTTTTTTGGTTTATAGTACCCAGTTGTTATACGTCGCATCTTTAGAGGGGTACATTTCGTCGTTGGTGTTCGTATTGTATTCGGGAAAATCGCTCTGGTAAAAGGTCATATAATCTATAAAACGTCTCGTATAAAATTCCGCTTTATCCCTATGCTTTTGTACTAAAAAATCGACTTCCGACTTACTCGCAGTTTCGGAGTTTTCGCTTTGGTGTTTATAGATCCCACCATTTTTTAACGTATAAGGCGCGAAATTCAAATAGTCGCACATACTATAATGTATTACCATAGGTTGTATATAATCGTTTACTAATGTTTGGTAATTACCCGTTAGAGTTCCCGCTAAAATGTCGCTAGATATTCGGTTATATAATCTAGTACCTAAATAGTTTTGTATATGTATCTCTTGTGCTTCCTTAATATAGTATACGAACTTGTCAAAATCTACGTTACCGTCGATAATCGAGTTACGTACTATATCCTCTCTTTTTATAAATAGTGCAGTAGCCATTATTTGTTATAGTTTGGGTGGTGTCCTTGTCTCGGCATATCGATAGGCGCAGTTGCTACCTCTTTTGGGTTCTTCTTTGGTTTGTAACCTTCCCTTATCGCTTGGTTTACGTTCTTAAAGTTTGTCCCTTGTAACGCATTACCTCCGTACGGTTCTCCATCTTTTTTTAACTTCTTTTTATATACTCTTCGTTCCCATCTGTGGTAACAATTCGGACCGCCCTTATAGAGAAATAAACTATAGTTGCGTCCTTTATGTCCGAACCTTTTATTTACACCTCTTGCGCTCATCATTCCGATATCTTCTTTACGGTATAACTTGTCTGCGGATAGCATTTTGCTACAGAAATCCCGCGACTGGCTTTTAGCTTGTTTACGAGTTCCCTTAACGTACTTATATCTTACTTTCCAAAGGTCCGTGTCTTCTTTACTGTCTTGCGTCGCACTAAGTTTTAAACCGTTTAGATACTTTTCTGCGTCGAAATCGTCGGGTTCGTCTTCGGTGTCTTCAACGTCTATAAGTTCGTAACCTTCTGGCTCCTCCTCTCCTAGATCTTTTAAGAGTTCCCATAATTCGTCCGCAGTTTCGTTATCCATAAAAGGCGTTTCCGCAGATAGTTTTTGCCCCGTTTCCTCTTCGACTTGCTCCTTATTCATAGCGTTAGATAGATCTACGAACTCTAACGGTTGCAAAGTCTTAAAGTATAGGTTTAGCGATATATCGTTATACGCTAGTATTTGATCAAAGGCATCTATAAGTAAACGCTGGAAAGGTCTTATAACGGTATTATCCATAAGTATACTCGCCTTTTCGAGTTCCTCTGCATTGTTACCTAGTCCCGTCGAGTCTTTGATCCCTAAAAGCATCGGAGAAACGACCCTATGCGCTACCATTATTTTACGCATTGTTTCTTCGCTTAAAAACTCGTACTGATTATGCGCGTCGGATAGTTGTACTGGATCTATAGTAGCTGCCGTATCGCTGGAGTCATTAAACGCTAGTATAAATTTACCTGCGTTACTTGATCCCGTAAACTTTTGCGCTATACGGCTCTCGATTAAGCTACGCTCTTCCTCTGCTGGTACTCCGTTATTGAAGTTTATAAGCATAGAAGGAGATAACCCGTTTTTTATGTTGTTGAGGTGGAAGTTACTAACCTCTTCTTCGATCTCCGCGTATTGTATTCCCCCTTGATAGTCTGGCGCAGAATAGTAATAATACCCCGCTCTATAAGGTTTTATAAATAGTATCTCTATTGACTCTTTTGAAGTTCCGTAAGCGGGTATACGTTCTAGTTTATCGCTTTTTTTATGTTTGGTCCAGTCTGGGCAATAGTAATACGCTTCTATTTCGCCTTTGTCGTTACACTTTTCCGCTCGTAGGGTTTCTACTGGGTAGTGTTCTACTTGTGCGATTTTAGTACGATCCTTAGAATATATAACCTGCATAGCGCACCCGCCCATAAGTTTAAGATCGTAGGATAATTTACGTACGCAGTCTTTGTTAAATAAAGACCTCATTTGCGCGTACTGATCTGGTTTTCTACTTGAGTCTGTAGCATCTAGACCTTGCCCGTAGATCATTTCGGAGATACCGTTTATAATTGCGTTATTTGTTGGGGATCCGTTATAACGATCTATAAGATATTGATAATAGTTATTATCATCTCCGTACTCTACGTAGTCTTGGTTTTTTTTCTCGACTATACTAGGACTCGTATAACTGGCAAAATTAATTACCCGTAGATCGTTAGAGTACTTAGCTGGTTTATGTTGTCTGCTCATATAATTATATAATCATTATCGTACGTTGTCTCTTCTGTATACTGGTTGGTGTTTACTGAATAATCCGCACTATCTGTACAAAATATCTTACCCTTATAAATAACGTCTGCGCCATCTAAAAGCGTAATATTATAAAATCTACCCTCGACTAGAGTAAACGCGTTAGAAAAGCACAAATACCCCTTATTTTGCGCGGTAGTTATACTGGTATAAGTATACGTGTCGTTCGTTACTTCATCTCGTAGATTTACCGTTATACTGGTAGGGTAACTTCTAGGTATTACTTCTATCTCTTGCGGATCGGTGCTAGTTGTTAAAACCTTCATATCTATATAACGTAATAAAAACGACTTTTTGCGACTTATTAAAAAAAAAGGGTAACATTTCTGCTACCCTCTCTTTACCTATTAAAACAAAACCGAAAATCTATGAAGCGGTAACGCTAGGGGTTATAGGTGTACCCGAAGCAGTAACCGCAGTATCTACGTACGCAGGTGGTGCTTTTTCTAATGCTTCGAAAGTTAGCGTAAATCCGCTAAAGTCTCCCATATTTGCACCAGTTACTAAGCTACCTCCCGTAAGATCGCAACCGTGTTCTAGTCCCGCTAACCATTGCTGACCGTTATAGTCCTCTACGATAACGTGCGGTTTGTTCGCTGCTAAAATCTTTACCTCATCTTGAGTATCGCTATCTAGTAAAGGTAATTGTATATTGATCGTTTGCGTGTAAAAGATCGAGTTATTTTCTCTGGACCCGTTAATAGAAGTCTCTAAAGAAGACGCACCCTTTAAGTCGTACTTGTACCAAGTACCCGCTGGTGGGTTAGTTGCGTCCCCAGCAGTAGTAGCTTCGTCAAAAGCTGCAAAGTAAACGGCTTTTAATCCGCCTACCGTCTTTTCGCAAGGTAATTCTCTACCTGCTATATTTGTTAAGTTACAAGCCATATTTTTTTTATTAAAAAAGGGATAGGGCGCATTTACCCCACCCCTTTATATGTTAGTTAAAAATTAAACTGCTGGTGTTCTGTGGATCGCGTCAGCTGCGATACCTACTTGAGTAGCAGCAGTAAAACGAGATACAAAACGTACATTGTCTGATCCGTCTAAGTCGCTCATATCGAGTAACTTAACTTCGTTCATATCTGAAACTAAGCCCGTGCCGAAGTATAAATTTGACTTACGACCAGCGATCGCGCGGTTATCGCTCATTCCAGGACACCTTTGAATCGGTACACCGTTTACAGTAAGTCTCTGCTCCATTTGGTAGAAGGTAGTTCCTTTGTTGTCGATACCTGCTGCCCCTACGTTAGCTACGAAGCCTCCTAATGCTCTAACATACGCTCTGTACACGTTGTTAGGTACATAGATCATTAAATCCTCTGCACCGTAAACCGCAGAAGGGATATCCTCCACTACTCCGTCGAGGAAAGAAATTACGTTTGTGTGGTCGATAGTTGTAGCACCTACTCCAGTAATTGTAGAAGAAGTAAGTCTTTGCTCGAACCCTTCGAATAAGTTGTTACCAGAAGCTGCGCTATCGTCTCCGTTCCAGATATTTTTCTCTACTGTCTCTGCGATCTGGGCTGCAATATGTCCAGTAATGTACGACGCAAAGTTTGGAGGTAAAGAATCAAACGCAGAATATCCCATAGAAACTGCTTCCCAGTCGTCCCTAAAATCTGCCTTACACAAAGTCATATTTACCTGCAAAGGTTTAGGCTCGATAACCACGTCTGCTAAAGTTAAAGACCCAGTATCGGTAAAGTCGCAAGAAGCGTCTGCGATAGCACCCGTAAGATCTAAACTTTTTAAGGTTGCCTTGTGTTTTACGTTTGGTTTAATTGTAATCGCTCCCTCGTTTAGTGTTTTTCCACTTAGAAGCATCGCGGAGATATACTCTTGTAGAAATTCCCCTTGATAGTTAGTTGTAATCGTTGTTGTAGTTGCCATTATTTAAATAATTTATTGAATATAATATCTTTTGTTCCGTTTGTTTTATTTGCTGATAGCTTTTTAATTTGAGGTTTAGATTTACGCTCTGGATTATGACGTAAAGGTCTAGCTGCTGGTTCTTGTGCTGCTAACTCCTCCTTAACTTCTTCCTGCATTTCTTCCTCTTTTTTACCGTATCCGAGTTCTTGGATCATCGCTTTGATCTCGTCCATAGCTTCCCCGAACTCTTGACGAGTTACGTAAGCCATTTCTTCCTCTTTTACTTCTTCTTCGGCTTCTACCTCTTCGGCTTCTTCTTCCGCTGGTGCTTCTGCCGTACTTACTTCTTTAATAATACCTTCCTCTTCAACGATTAACGCTCTGCCGTCTTCTAACGTGTACTCTCCTACGGGTAAGGCTATCTTTTCCTCTTCCGTAACGATAAATACCTCGTTATCTGCTTCGAACGCTTCCGCTTCTAGTACAGTACCATTATCTAAGGTCATTTGAGCAAGTTCTAGTTTTTGCTCTACCCCTAATAGGGTCCTAATCTGGTTTAACATATCTACTGTGTTCATATTACTATCTTAAAAATTGATCTATTTTACGCTCGTAGTCTTCTACCTCTTGTCTAGCGTCTTCTAATTGAGATTTATACTCTTTAAGTTTTGGGTGGTCTTCTTCGCCCATCTCTTTTAGTTCTTCTTCTAGATCTTCGATAAGAGACTCTGCCTCTGTAAACGCATCATTCATATCAAAACGTACGATATCTTTGGCTAAAATAAATTTACTATAAGCCTCGTCTAAAGCATCTTGTACAAATTCACCCGAATATACTCTACCTAACGCGTCTTCGATATCGTCGAACATTGATAAGTCTACCCTTTTTAAAGGTTGCTTTGCTGCCTCTGTCGCTAAATTTGCGATTTTATTAAATACGTGTCTCATTTATCCTAGTTTTTGTTTTTTGTTAAACTCAACGTCTGATTTTAAAGTACCAAAAATTTGTTTTACCTCATCTTTTTGAGACTCTATCTGGCTTTCGGCTACAGAATTAGTTAAACCGATTTTTTTTGCTCTTGCCTTATAGTCTTTTAAAAATTTGTCTGCATCTCTAAAATAATCGTCCATTACTCCTTTACCTTCTTTTACGATATCGTCTGCCTTAGCTAATTCTCTCTTTAATGCAGTAATTTTTACGCCCATATCGTAAACTTCTCGTACGTAGTTTTCAATAATACCGTAAACGGTTTCTCCATCATTTACGACCTCTTCCCAGTCTTTATAATTCATTAACTCCATACGCTTTTGCATACGTAGTTCGAGACCTCTAAGTCTTTCGTTTTTTGACGCCTCACTTAATTTAGCGAATACTTGTTTTTGTGTGTTCATATATGTAATTTATTTATGCTTTTTTCTGTATAATAAACCATTCTACACCGTCGGACCATATCGCGATACCTTCGTACGATTTGTTTACTTGGTAAGCGTTAGTAGATCCGTCTAAGTTCTCTCCCGCTGCTGGTGTAAGATCTACGCGCGTATTTGTCGTAAAAGTGCTATCCGTAATAAAACGTATTACTCTGTTTGCGTTAGCTGATGCACTTGGTAAAGTATAGGTAGCCGTTCCGTTTGCTCCAGACCATATTAAATGAATAATAAACGCATCTGTATACGTCGCTAAATCTACGGTCTGTCCTGCACTTGCGGTAAGTTCCGTAGCTATAAGGTAGTTTTTAATATCGTTTACTGTTGCTCGTTTAGTCTCTGTGCCTTGTACTAAGGGTAACTTCTCCGTACCCGTAAGCGCAGTAGCTGCGTTTAAGTCGCTTATTCGTTTATCCGCCATTATGTTATAATTTTTCTACCGTTTTCTAAAAGCAAAAAAGACGATCCGTCCTCCTGCATTAAATAGTTTTGCGTTTTATAGGTACTTCCTATACCCTGCGCCCATAACGAACCGTCGCAGCACTTACGACTGTACGTATCTGATCCTTTGCATAAGCACCCTCTCTTTCCGTTTTTCGGGCTTACATTGTGGCTCATTTAATCGGTACGCAATTAGGGACTAAACGTCCGTTTTTCTCCTTCATTCCTATCATTTCGTACCCATCTTGACAAGGGGCTTTTAGGTCTATTAGGTCTAATTCTTTTAACTTACTCTCTGCCCAGCTTTTCGCTGCTTTTCCTCCCCATAATAGATAACTAATAGTCCCACAAGCTGCCGTATCCGACTCGTCGTAATACTCTTCTGCCCTAGATAAGTAGCTATACATTCTTTTTATCGTATCCACCGTTACCGCTCGACCTGCTGCTAGGTCCGCGCTCCTTTGTTTCCCCGTTTCCGTTGCGCACTTATTGCCGTTCTTTTCGTTTAGTTCTCTTCCTCTTTTTGCGTTGTTCTTTACTGCATCTGGATAATCGGCATAGCTTTCTAATTCTGTACCGTTTAGGAGTCTTCTTAACTCGTCAGTAACCCCTATTGCTTCCTCTTCTTCGAACTCTTCGCAAAACCTACTAAAATCCTCTTCTACGCTCTCATTTGGTCGCTCTAGTTTGTCGGCAAAGTAACCCTCTATGGAAAAACCTTTAACTTTACCAGTCTTTACGTAGTCGTTCCATATTTCCTCGTTATTCACTTTTACAGATCCTACCCAAGTCCCTATGGGTAAGTCCATATTAAATAACCTTGACTTATCCTTCTCCTTGTCTTCTACGATCCAGCTTTCGACAAGACTTAAACCTTGTAAGGGTTCGTTATGTTCTAGTGTCGAGTTGTTCTGGTATCCTTTCATAAGGAAAAGTTCGCTAGTCTTACGTATCGTCTCTTTGGAAAAGAATACGTAGTAATCCTCATCGCCCCCGTTTCGGTATATCGGCTTATTAGGTACTAGTAACGCGCCTACTAGGATCCGCTTTTCTTTGTCTGCTTCGGCAAATAAAAACTGCTGGTCCTTTAGTGCGATAAAATCTTCCTCTATCGCTGGTCGTTCTACTACGCTAATAGCGTCTACTCCGCTTATATCGTTTTCTTCGTCTAGAATTAACTCTATAATCTTCATATATATATAACGTATTTAGTATTAATATTTTGCGTTTTCGTTTTATTTTTTTTTATAGCGTTGCTTCGCTTACGATATTTCGATCTAAACTCTGCGCAGAAGTAACCTCGTTACTTACTACATACGCTTTAACTGGTTTTTGTGTTTGTCCTGCTATTGCCTCCGCTAGTTGGTTTGTGCCAGTTGCCCCTATTACGTTAAATGCTGGAGGCGTTGGCGTACTAACTGCTACAGATCCACCCGTACTAACTCCCGCTGGAGGTTGTGGGTCTTTTTGTCTGGTAATTTCTCGTACGTTCTTAATACCCGCTGCGATCGTAGCTGCTGCCGATATAAAGTTAAACGGTGGAGGTGCAGACGCTAAGGCTTTGTTCGCACCTGCGTAGGTATCTCGTATCGCTTGTACTATTGCGATCCCTTTACCGAACTTACTATTTTCTCCAAATATTACCGCCAGATCATTTAAGGCTTGACCTACTAGCGCGGTCTTTGATTTTTGCAGTTCCCCTTCGAGT